ACGGTTCTATTCGTACTGTGGTTAAGAACGTAGATGATTACCTGATTCGCCCTATGGGTCGTGCCTTCTTCTCGTTCAACATGCAGTTTGACTTTGATGAAGACATTCGTGGTGATCTAGAGGTACGTGCGTCTGGTACAGAGAGCCTTATGGCTAATGAAGTACGCTCACAACGCTTGATGCAGTTCCTACAGACAGCACAGAACCCTGTATTGGCTCCCTTTGCTAAGATGGACTACATCATTCGTGAGATTGCTAAGTCTATGGACCTCGACCCTGATAAGGTTACTAACTCCATGCAAGACGCAGCTATTCAGGCTGAGATCCTTAAGGGCTTCCAAGCGCCTGCACAGGCTCCTCAAGGCCCACAGGGTGTCCCTACACCTGAAGGAGCGCAACAGGCACCACAAGGCCCGCAGGGCGGCGTACAGGACACGTCTGGCGGTGGAGGTGGACAGATAGGCATGGGCACAGCACCTACACCTGGTGAGCAAGGGTTCTCTGGCAATGTCGCTTAAGAGTTTCGTAAACAATAAAGAGCAATGGGATGTGTTTCTAGAACACCTAGACGGTCTCATTGCTTCAGAACATCGTAGCATGGAGAGCCTGACAGATACTGCAGAAGTGTTTCGTCATCAGGGTTCTATCCGTATGCTAAGACACCTAAAATACCTGAGGGAGACTGTTAATGGACCTAACTAGCCAAACGGACGTGATGTTTAAGTCATCTAGAACAGATGAAGTAGACCCTGTATCAGGTAATGAGATACCGCTAGGCTCCACTGCTGAAGAAGTCCGTGATGACATCCCTGCTCAACTAAGCGAAGGCGAGTATGTTGTACCTGCTGACGTAGTTAAGTTCTTTGGTGTTAAGTTCTTTGAGGACATTCGCACTCAAGCTAAGCAAGGCTTTCAGGATATGGAAGCTAATGGTCGTATTGGTGGTGAACCTATTGGTGGTATGGAAATGGGTGGCGATGAACTACCCTTTGACATCAGTGAGTTACAAGTAGTCGATGACGGTCAACCTGAACAGCCTGAGATGCCTATGATGAATAAGGGCGGCTTAATCGAGGGTTATGCTGAAGGTTCCCTTGTTACAGATATGAACGTACCTGACTTCTTACAGGAATACATGGATAAGAGTAGTGAAGAGTATAGGACTTACATGAGTCCTGACGGTGCTCCTATGGTGTTTCGCTTTGTAGATGGTGTACCTGTTAAGCCTATCCCTGAGGGTTTCGTACTACAGTCTGAGTATGTTGCTGCTTCTGCTGCACCTGCTGCTCCTGAAGAAAGAGTAACTGCATTGTCAGACACTAGTGATGCTAACTCGCCTATTGATATTGACATAGCAAAGGTAGGCACAGACGAAGATACGAATATAAACAGAGACTGGTCACAGGCTTCGTTGGCTGACTTTGAGAAAGACGCAAAAGGCAGTATTGTATCTAAAAATGCCCTAGGTAAAGCAGCAGCTACCCTTGGTCCACTAGGTATAGCAGCTAACATAGCGCTCAAGGGTGCTGATGTACGTAAGCGTAACAACATGATTCAAGGCATTACAGAAAAACTATCTGGTATGACTTCAGCAGATGATGACTGGGCGGCTCTTAAGAAAGTAGAAAAGTCTTTACTTGCGGACCGCACTGCAGCTAACAAAGACACTAGGTTTGGCCTCAAAGAAAAGTCTGGTATCTATGGTGGACAGAGTACACTAACTGAGAACCTAAAAGACATGAACAACGATGGTAATGCTCACTTTGGTGATACTTGGCTAGGTGACACACTAGGCTTTGACGGCAGCTTTGGTGTAGAAGAAGGTAATCCTGGATTGTCTGCATCTTTGGGTGGTGCTCGTCGAATGCAAGATTCTGACTCCTACCGTGCCCTTGAACAGGTAGCAGCTAATAAGGCTAGAGAGAATAAGGAAGTAGAAGCAGCAATAGCTTCAGCCTCAAAAGCCGTTACACCGACAACTACATCTAGCAATACAAGTAGTTCAGGCGGTATTGGTCGATTCAGTCCCGTTGGTGGAACGGATGCAGGTGAAGGTTTCTCTTGGGAGAAAAAAGAAGGCACAAACGCACTAACAAGAACATATACAGGTTAAGAACTAAAACAATAAGGCTACCCGACAATAGTGTCGGCCCCTACTATAAGGACTAAATACATGGAAAATGTATCAACTAAGACAGACTCACTATCACATAACCGTAATGCTGCACGGGTTAGTCGTGATGAAGAAGAGCTACAGGCGCTGCTTAAAGAAGCAGGTGTATCAGATGAAGAAGCAACAGAAGAAGAAGTCATCGAAGAGGTGTCTGATAGCGCACAGCTTAGCGATGCCCCAGTTTCATCAGAGAGTGATACCGAACAAGAAGAAGAACCAAAAGGTGAAGCACAAGAAGAAGCTAGCCTAAGTGGTGAAGAGAAAAGCTTCAAGAAGCGTTATTCAGACATCCGTAAGTACATGCAAGACAAGGATGCTGAGTACAAGGGGGAGCTAGACAAACTAAAGTCTCAGCTAGACGCTGCTACTAAGAATGAGTTGGTACTACCTAAGTCTCAGGAAGAGATTGATGAGTGGTCTAAGAAGTACCCTGACGTTGCAGGTATTGTTGAGGCTATTGCTGATAAGAAGGCAAGTGAGCGCTCCTCTGACTTAGATGTACGACTTAAAGAGATAGAAGAGCTACGTACTCAAGCTAAGCGAGACAAGGCTGAAGTAGAGTTGCTAACATTGCACCCTGACTTTGCTGACATTCGTGCTGATGATGCATTCCACAAGTGGGCAGAGCAGCAACCTAAAGTATATCAGGATGCTCTGTATGAGAATGCTGAAGATGTTAAGTCTGTAGCACGTGTTATCGACATGTATAAGTCTGATAACAACATCAAGACAAAGAAAGTTACATCCACTGCAGATAAAGATGCTGCCTCTTCAGTTAAGAGCAAGCGCACTGCAGTAGATACGAATGATTCATCTAACTACCTATCTGAATCAATGGTAGCTAAGATGACAATAAAAGAATACGAGAAGCGCCAAGACGAAATCATGGATGCTCAACGTAACGGCAAGTTTATTTACGATATGTCGAAAAGGTAGTTGACAAACTCCTCATCGTAGATAAAACTATAGGCATGTGCATTGTTAGGTATTAACCGCTTGCACATGCTTTTCACTAAGCACTAATTCACAATCAAAGAACCACCTCAGATTATAGGCCCAGCGCTAAATGGACGGCCATCCTGCTAGCAATGCTGACTACCCTAATAAGAAGAGCCTCTTTCAAGTGGAATATGTAGTGTCTCCCTCTAAGCCACATATATCTTTGAAAGGATTCTCCAATGGCTATTACATCCGCATCAGGCGGCTTTAACGGTAACTTCTCTCCAGTTATCTATTCCAAGCAAGCACAGATTGCACTACGTCGTGCCGCTGTGACTAACGCAATCACAAACAACTCTTACTTTGGTGAGATTGCTAACCAAGGCGATACTGTTCGCATTCAAAAAGAGCCAGACGTAACAGTCAACGCTCTTGAGCGTCACACTGCCATCACTGCTGAAAAGCTTGATGACACAGATTTCTCCTTGACCATCGACAAAGCCAACTACTTCGCATTCAAAATGGATGACATCGAAGAGCAGTTCTCAAATATTGACCACGCTTCTTTGGCTGCTGATCGTGCAGCATATAAGATGGCTGACGCAATGGATGCAGACTGCTTGTCATACATGACAGGTCACACTGCTGCTGGCGAGTTCATCACAAGTTCTAACGGCGATGCACAGCACCCAACATCTGGAGCTTTGAACGGCGAATCATTGAAAGTCAACCAGCTAGATGCTATTGCATTCGGTAACTTGACTATTGCTGCTTCTGCTACTATTGGCGACTCTATCCCGTTGGCTCCACGCTTGCCAGGTGCAACAGCCCTGTCAGCAACAACTGTATCTCCATTGACTGTACTTGCACGTATGGCTCGTAAGATGGACACACAGAATATTGATGCTCGTGGTCGTTTTGTCGTCCTAGACCCGGTATTCGTAGAGATGCTCAAAGACGAAGATTCACGTATGTTGAATGGTGACTTCGGTGGTGCAGGTCTACAGAATGGTCTTGTGTTGAACAACATTCACGGCTTCCGTGTTTATGCGTCCAACTCACTACCAGCTAAGGGCACAGGCGCTGGCACTTCAGGTACAACTGCACAGAACGCTAACTACGGCGTTATCTTGGCAGGTCAGGACGATGCTGTTGCTTCTGCTGAGCAGATCAACAAGGTCGAGAACTATCGTGACCCAGATTCATTCGCTGACATTGTTCGTGGTATGCATCTATATGGTCGCAAGATTCTACGTCCAGAAGCATTGATTACTGCACGTTACAACGCAGCTTAATCACTAAGGAAGGGGGCTGCTTCGGTGGCCCTTTTTCCGTCTTACAGACTTAACAAAGGATATGCTCAATGGCTATTACTTCAGCGATGTGCAACAGCTTCAAGCAAGAGCTACTTGGGGGTGTCCACGATCTAGATACAGATACTCTAAAGATTGCACTAATTTCTAATACTAACACTGGTGTTTACGGTGCAGGTACAACTAACTATTCTAACGTAACAGTAAACTCTGATGAGGCTGCAGGTACAAACTACGTAACAGGTGGAAACACTCTAGGTAGTGCCGTAATCTCTCTTGATGGTTCAACAGCTATAGTTGACTTTGCAGATACCACCTGGGCTTCTGCTACTGTTTCTGCAGATGGTTGTGTAATTTATAATGCTTCTCAAGGTAACGCAGCTATTGCTGTTATTGACTTTGGTGGCACTAAGACATCTACTAACGGTGACTTCACTGTACAGATGCCAGCAGCTAACGCAGCTAACTCCATCCTTCGTATTGCTTAATAAGGAACCTATCCAATGGCTTTGATTGTTAAGGACAGAGTAAAAGAAACGTCTACTGTTGTAGGTACAGGAGCAGCTACCCTTGCGGGTGCTGTTTTAGGGTTTCAGTCCTTCAGTTCTGCCTTTGCTGACAGCGATACAACATACTATGCTATTTCCCATCGCTCACTAGATGAATGGGAAGTAGGCTTAGGCACATACTCTTCAGGTGTACTTACTCGTACTACAGTTCTAGAAAGCAGTAACAGTGATGTTGCTGTTAGTTTTACTGCGGGTACTAAGGATGTATTTGTTACACTACCTGCTGAGAAGGCTGTCTACCTAGATGGATCAGAAGATCTTAATGTAGGGAATATTATTACTACAGGTTATCTTCGTGGACCTGCTACCTTCACTATTGATCCTGCAGCACATGGCGACGATACAGGTACACTTGTTATCGCTGGTAACTTACAGGTAGACGGTGTAACCACTACAGTTAACTCAGCTAACTTGGCTGTTAGTGACCTGAATATCACTGTAGCTGACGGTGCAGCTAATGCCGCAGCAGCTAACGGTGCAGGTCTTACAGTAGACGGAGCTAGTGCTACACTAACATATGACTCAGCAAATGATCGCTGGGCTATGAACAAGTCTTTAGCTACAACTCTAGTAGGCAATGTTACTGGTCAGGTATCTGACGTGAGTAATCATACTACTACTGACATTGCAGAAGGTACTAATCTGTATTATACTACAGGTAGGTTTGATACTGCTCTCTCAGGTAAGACTACAGCAGACCTAACTGAAGGTTCTAACCTCTACTACACAGGGGCAAGGTTCGATACAGCATTCACTGCTAAGAGTACAACAGACCTAACTGAAGGTACGAACCTATACTACACGACTGCCAGAGTTAACACAGACATTGATACTCGTGTAACACAGACATTCGTAAACAATTTAAACGTAGATGCCGCTACTCTAGGTGGGTCTAGTAAGGCTACTGTTCTTTCTGAAGCAGAATCGAACGCTCTAGCTCTAGCAATAGCATTAGGATAAGCACATGGCTAACACATTTAAGAACTACACAAGCGCCTCAGTAGGCACGGGTGCAGCAACAACGTACACGGTTCCCTCATCAACTACTTCAGTGATGATCGGTTGTAACCTGTCGAACACAACAACAAGCCAGATCAAAGTAGACGTACAGGCTGCTGGTGTTTACCTCGTAAAGGGTGTTCCAATCCCTGCTGGTTCAGCCTTGTCTGTACTTGATGGCAAGATCATTCTTGAGGCTGCTGACACGGTGGTTGTAACTTCCGACACAGCAACTTCAGCAGATGTGAT